GTTCACTAATAAACACGTAAAATCGGTAACGGCTTGAAATCATTCAATACTCGCACTATCGAAAGTTCGCCAGCCAGCCGTGGCACGTTCTTGCATACGACGTGCTACGGTTTCATTCATCTCCGACCGGAAACTTCTTATACAAAGTCTATACGCCAACATCATAGATGATCACCACCTTCTGGCGAGAAACTCCTGATGCAATTTGTCGTCCGGCCTGTGCCTATTGCTCCGGCGTGAGAGTAATACAGTAAACTGTAGAAAAAGCCCATTAAACCTAATATAATAATAAGTTACAGAATTATTTTTACTGAATAATAGATATATGAATATTAGTGAACTTAAAAAGTGTATACACTATGAAGTAATAGGTTATAAACGCCCTTTCTCCTGGCGAAAAGCAATTGTTCGCGCAATAAAACACAGAAGATCACGTTATTTATTTTGGTGGCGCGTAGCAAAATATCTTTTTGATAAAGGCGGATACCGGCGAAAGATTGCAGGAAAAATAGAACGCTTCATTCTTGATAAATACAATGTAACCGTTCCCTTAACTGTAAATATTGGTAAAGGGTTCGACATATCTTATCTCAATGGCGTTGTTATCGGTCACAAAGTTACAATAGGTGAAAATTGTTCAATTAAGCCTGGGGTAACTATTGGACTTCGCGGTGAATTTAATGATATGGATATTGTCATAGGAAATAATGTAACCATTGGCTGTAACGCCACCATCCTTGGTGGCAAAGTGCATATAGGGAATAATGTAAAAATAGGAGCTCATGCATTGGTACTGCATGACATTCCTGATGACTCCACATTCATTACCAAATTTCACTCTGAAATTATTTATAATTCACCTCACACATAATTCCGTTTAATCACAGCTCAGGCCATACGATATCCGGGGCTGTATTTATATCAATCCGACTCACTAATACCCGGTATTTTTTCCAGGAAGATAGCATCGAGACCTCCTCATCAGTTGCCATTTCAAAATTAACAGCATCCTGCAGAATTGTTATGTTATCAGTCGCTTCCTGGATTAATCTTGTCTTTTTCTCTTCCGCCTCCCGGATCCGGAAGAGTTTTTCTGCTTCCGTATCCTTCACCCAGGCTGTGCCGTTCCACTTCTGAAACTCCCCTTCCGGCGATAACCAGGTAACATTTTCCGGTAACGGACCGAGTTCAGAAATAAATAACGCGTCCCCTGACGCTACGTCATAAACCGTTTTACCCCGATGGTCTTCAACGAGATGCCACGATGCCTCATCACTGTTGAAAACAGCCACAAAGCCAGCCGGAATATCTGGCGGTGCAATATCGGTACTGTTTGCTGGCAGACCTGTATGAGGCGGAATATATGCGTCACCTTCACCAATAAATTCATTAGTTCCGGCCAGCAGATTATAAATTGTTATGGTCCGTGCTTGTTCACTCATTCTGAATGCCATTATGCAAGCCTCACAATATAGTTAAATGCGATGTTTTTGACGGTGTTTTCCGCGTTACCAGCAGCGTTAACGGTGATGGTGTGTCCATGTGAGCCAATCGCAACAGAGTGCGTATGAGCACCAATACCGACAGTATGCGCGTGTGCACCTGCAGATGCTGCTGTGCCGGACAGTGAGTGGCTATGATTACCATCTGTACTGGTATTAGCTAACGCCCCCGTAGACATACCTACTGAGCCTTGTACACCCCAGGTATTTTGACCTGAGCTTGTATAACCATATTGATAAGTATCTTTAAAAACACTGGGGTTAAATCGACGGCCATCTCTATGGCTGTGATTACCAGCTGCATTCGTGCTGCCACTTAAACTATGGGTATGCGCACCAGTGTTATTCGTGGATTTAGTGCCGTAATCAAACGATGATGTGGTTTTCGTCCCCAAATCCGTACTGGATGCGCTGGCGCTGTGGGTGTGCGATTTAATGCCGTCCTGTTCCTGAGACAATACGGCCCGACCACTGGCAGGTTTGCCCTTAATCGTCCAGCCACGCATATCAGGGATCACGCCTGACGGATAAGCGGCTGCAAGTTTCGGGTAAGCAGATTTGTCAAAAGTCTGCCCCTGCATCAGGGCATAACCAGACGGAACGGTATCTGATGGCCACGGGATTGGTGCGCCGACTGGGTAGCTTTCTGGTGGAAGATTTTTCGAGGTATAAACTTCTGCCCAGTCTTCCTCAAAACCATAACCGTCTCTTGAAGAACGGTAGAACAGACCACCATTTCTGTAATGCGCCTTCATCTGCAAGGTCCGGCAACTTCCGACTCCGGTATAGAAGTTAACCAGAATATAGCTGTCGCCAGAGCGGGTGACATTGTAAGCGCCTGATTCGGCATTCCAGGGAACGCCACCATCCGCATCGGCATATGTATCCGTTGCCCTTCTGGCAAAAGCAGCCACATGCGCGGCGGTTAAAGTAATATCTCTGGAACCATCAAACTCAACCCCAGAAACCAGTCTTGGTGTTTGCAGCTTTGTTGCTGTTAATGCATTACCGTTCAGACTTGCGGACAGTTTGGTTCCAATAACCAGCTCGCCGGTTGCGTTATCAATAGCAAACGGTCTTAATGTATTCCAGCCACCATAAACATCACCTTGATTGGTAAGCAGCAGGTAAGTTTTAGCGCCATCATTACGCCATAATGCACCATACTCCCCACCTATCATTCGAATCTGATTACCACCACGCGCTACAATTTCGTCTGTGGCAAAAAGTTTTTTGCACGACAAGTTATCGTTAACGATTAACGAATGAGACTCATAAAAACCACGCCCACTCTTAAAATCAAGGATAACGTCCGCCGCGATACATTCAGTCGCTGGATTTGTTGCACCAAACTTATAGGTCGTATCATTAACAACGAGATCAGCACCAGGTGCGGATATTGACAGGCCATCTTCGATAAACGCAAAAACAGGGAAAGCAGCGCCATCAACATAGAACACAGAGCGCAAATCATCGCCCTTATTACTCATCATTATTGAGTGGATGGCTCGTTCATTGTTTTGATATTGCCAGAACATTCCATAAGCATAACGCCCCCTGTCACTCCAGCCAGCAGGCATAACAAATCCGTTAAACTCGCAGTTATTCATCGGATCGCCTGCGCTTCGCGTTGCCGTGGTGATAATGACCCTTGATGCCAGTTCGCTTACTGAGCCAGCAGAACGCATAACAACAACAGGGTAATATTTTCCAGATGTTGCACCTGCAGGAGCGTTAACCCGCACATAACGCATACCACGCTTATCAGCAAAGTCTGTTTTACTGACCGCGTTAATGTTGTTCAGGAAGCGTCCCTTATCGGGTATATCAGCGCCGTTCTGGTCTTTCTGCAGACGTTTCTCTGCATTGTCATAGGCTGATTTTACTGCCTTTGGCGTTGCCGCCAGCGTTTCAGACGTACTGTTGGTCGCACTGCTGAGCTGTACTATCCCCTTTTTCGTCGTGCTCGCATCCTCAAGCGCCACGGCGGATGCAATATCCTCTGCCCGTTTTGCCGCTGTCTCAGCGCGCGTTGCTGCGGATTCTGCCGTACTTTTGCTCTGTGCTGCCGCTGTCGCACTGCCAGCAGCCTCTGTCGCCTTCGTGGATGCCGTCGTGGCGCTGCTCTTCGCTGCTGACGCCTGTCTGGTCGCCTCATCTTTTGAAGCAGACGCCGATGATGCCGATGACGCCGCCGAACTGGCGGACGATGCCGCTGCCGTTTTTGAGGATTCTGCACGGGTTTCCGACGCTTTCGCGTTCGTTTCGGATGTCTTCGCTGCGGAAGCTGACCTCGCTGCTGCCGTGGCCTGCTCAGTGGCTTCGCCAGCCTTCGTTGTGGCTGTTGAAGCGGATGATGCGGCGCTTTCTGCCGATTTTCCGGCGGCGGTGGCACTGGCTGAGGCCTGCCCGGCACTTGTTGACGCGGCACTGGCAGATGATGCAGCCGCTGTTTTTGAGCCTGCCGCAGCTGAGGCACTCTGTTCCGCTGCCGTCTCAGAAGACTTAGCGTTCGTCTCGGACGTTTTTGCCGCTTTCGCGGAATTGCCTGCCGCCGTTGCCGAGGAAGCGGAACTACTGGCGCTCGAGGCTGCGCTCGTTTCTGATGATTTCGCTGCCTCTTTTGAGGCCGCCGCATCCCGGGCTGAGGTGGCAGCTTCTGACGCCTTCGTGGTCGCGGCGGATGCAGAAATGGCTGCAGATTTTTGTGACGCTGCCGCATTCGTTTCTGACGTTTTCGCGGCACTGGCACTGGTAGCTGCCGCGCTTTTTGAGGACTCTGTAGCAGCAGCACTTTTCGATGCTTCACTGGCCTTTGTTGATGCCATTCCTGCGCTGGAAGATGCTGACTGAGCAGATGATGCAGCCTGTCCGGCTGACGTGCTGGCGGCACGTGCTGAATCTGCAGCATCAGTCGCATGGGTTGCCGCCTCACGGGCTGATGTGCTGGCATCGCTGGCTGATTTCTTCGCGGCTGCCGTGTTCTGTGCCACCGCGGACGCGTTACGCGCCACCTCTTCCACCATCAGCTCAAAACGGCGCAGTGCCTCCGGACGGGCATCATCCTCCGTCATGGCACCGAGAAAATCATTCAGCGTACCGGGTTGAGAATCTTCATACACGGTGATGGTCCCGGCATGTGACGGCGGGAATCCCTCCACCAACAGAATAACGCTGTACTGACCGTACTCAACGTCCATACTGTAACGCCCGGCTTCATCCGGATTTTCAGATGCCAGCGTGTTCACCACCACCGTGGTGCTGTTACGTTTTGCTTTCAGCTGGATTGTGCAGTTCTGTACCGGTTTTCCTGTGCCGTCTTTCAGTACACCTGAAATCTTTACTGCCATATTTACCCCACAAAAAAGCCCGCCTGAACCGGCGGGCTGTCATAACACTGTGTTACCTGGCTAATCAGAACTTATAACCGACACCCACGATGAAACCGTCAGTGCGCCAG